GATGAGTTCGCCCCTTTGCTGGGGTGGGCTACCGATGTTGAAACCATGGCTAATTCATTAGCAAAAACAAACCCCAACTTTGACGCTGAGAAGTTTAAGAAAAGAGCATTGAAGAACTGGGAAGCAAAAGCAGAAAGGGACGGATTCTATGAGTAAAGTAAACGAACTAATGTTAGAAGGATTGGAGCAACTAAACCAAGTGTTAACAGGTAAGGAGGTAGTAGAGTTCAAACCTACTACCACCAAAGATAAAACCTTTAATGTTTTCTTTAGCAAAGATAATATAGCTTATGACGCTATGTTTAGATTGGATGATGATGGCCGCATGAACTACCATTATAGAGAAGTGGAGGAAGATCCAGAGTTAACAATGATTTCATTCGGTGCAAATACTATTGATGAAACCAAAAGACCTTGCAAAGTTTCTGAAGTTATCGAACACAATCTTAATTTATTTAATGAAAATGCAATGCTTCTTATTGTTACTCGCTTAGAAGAAATGGCAATAGAAGATTATTGGGAATGGCGTCAAGAACTAGGCACAGATTTTGATGAATGTAGTATGAGGGTATGATGGAAATAATAGTAGACGCACCAACACCGGAACTTAAAGAAGCAATGGAAAAGAAAATAGCAGATCATTTGAAAGGTCTTAGAAAAATAGAAAGGGAATACAATGACAGACTCGCAGACAAAAAAGATAAAGAAACATCTTGAAGATGGCAAAACAATAACGGGAATCGAAGCACTCAATGATTATAATTGCTTTAGATTGCCAGCAAGAATCTACGATCTTAAGCAACAAGGAATGAATATACAAAGAGAGAATGTTCGCAAGGGTCGGGATAATAAACTAGTAGCAGAATACAGGCTATAAACAAAAGCCCTGCTCAGCATGGAGGAACTGGGCAGGGCAAAGCGTGGTGAACAGGGAGAAACACACGCTCATTTCAAAATACATAATCAAACAAATAACGCAAGAGATTTCTATGGAACAAGATGAATTAAAAGCGCACCGCAAATGGATACAAATACAAATAGCAGTCATGAGACAAAAGTTTTTTATGAACCATATGCAACCGCAAGTATATGAAGCGTTCATGTTATCCTGGGCTGATGCATTGCAAGACTTTAGCCAAGAAGAAATAAGCAAAGCGATTGCACAATACATTTCTCAAAGCCCAAAGATTGCACCCAATGAAGGACACATAAGGCAAATCATTATGAAGAACAGGCCAAGAATTAAGCCAGTACCTAAAGAACCAGAACCAGAAAAAGAATTACCAACCATTGAGGAACGCAAAAAGATAGCCGCATCTCTAGGCTTAAAGGTGGTTCCATAACCCCTCCATGTTTTGGAACTTTTTATTACTTGCAACTACTAGTCTTATGTAATACTAATATATAATATGGAGGATATTATGAATAGAAAAGGTTTTATCGGTGGCTCTGATGCAGTTAAGATTATGCGTGGAGAGTGGCTAGATTTATGGAAGATTAAAACAGGTCGCATTGAACCAGAGAATTTAGATCATGTGTTACCAGTACAGATTGGCATACTTACAGAGGATTTAAATCTCTCTTGGTTTGAGCGTGAAGAAAATGTATTAGTTGCTAATCACCAACTAGAACTTACAAAAGATTTAGATGGTGTTCCAATAAAAGGTACACTTGATGGAACTGTATATAATAATTCTATTATTGAAGCCAAACATACTAATGCTTTTAACAATATGAAAAGAGTATCAGAATATTATCAAGCACAAATGCAATTATATATGTGGTTACATAATGCAGATGCTTGTTATTTATCTGTTATATTTGGCAATCTTAAATGGGATTGGACGTTAGTACCATACGATGAAAGTTATACTGCAACAGTATTAGATATGATCAAAGAGTTCTGGGGATATGTTGCAAGAGATGAAGAACCAAACATAAACAGAGGAGAAGACTATGGATAATATGGAACTATGGAATAAGGTATGCAAAACTGATCCTAAATACATTAAACAAGTAGGATTTGGTGCGCGTAAGTTTACAGCTATTGACCCACAGTATCAGATAAAAAGTATTACTGAACAGTTCGGAGCGGTAGGCGTAGGTTGGGGTTGGAACTCAACAACAGAATACATTCACTTTAATAATGGTGATGTAGCAGTAGTGTCAGGTGTATCTATTTGGACACACGCAGATGAGAAAAATATCTTCGGGCCATTTAATGGTTGTCGTAAGTTCTTTGATGCAGGGAAAGGCAGACTTGCAGAGGATGCACCAAAGATGGCTATCACTGATGGCTTAACCAAAGCACTATCACACTTAGGATTTAATGCAGATGTATTTTTAGGTGAGATGGATGGAAATAAATATGCACAAGATGAGAAAGGAAAAGGTAATGACGCAGGTTGGTAGACCTCAAGCAGACAATAAGAAAATGGTAGCGATTAATCTATCTCTACCGCAAGCAATGCTTGATGCAGTGCAAGCACAAGCAGACGCTATCGGAGAATCTAAAGGTATGATAATCCGAGCGGCACTAAGACAAATGTTTTCAGTACAACAACAAGGAGTAAGCAATGACTGAATATGATAACACTAATAGCGGAGCAGTATTTAAACCAAGGGATGTTATGAAGATGATACTCCAAGGTAAACTAAACTTAGAAGGTAATGACAGAGATCTAATTGTTGTTAGTGATACATCACAAGCTGGTAAAAAATATATGAAACTCTATCAAAAGGTTGGTGCTATGTTTCCTAATGATAAAGAGGGCAATGAAAAAAGACCAGACTTTGCCGGTAAGTTAGAGGACTATGCTACCAATAAGGATATGGTCATTGCCGCCTGGACTAAAGATAAAGATGGCAATAAATATATGACCCTTAGTATTGAGGAGAAACGTGGAGCCTCACCATCACAAGAGTTAAACGATGAGATACCATTTTAAATTGTCGTGTATTAATTAATCGGATTAATTAGACCACAAGCTGTGGGTTTTTAAGTAGCTACTTAATTACCCACACACTAACGGAGGAAATAATGAAAAAGAAATACCCAAATAAACTAATAGAACAAGCGCATCATTTAGCATTTGAAACTAAAGCAAGTAACAAAGCTATTGCTAAGAAATTAAATTTAAAAGCGGATCAATTAGATTATGTTTTGTATACACTTAAACCAAAAGAAAAACCAAAGCCTAAAGAACCTACTATCACTGAAAGTTTCTTAGACTTTTTTATTGCGGATAAATTTAGATGACTACACCGCAACAAATAATTGACAGACTTAAAAGAGTAGCTAATATTGTACAACTAGATGCTCTTGAAAAGAACAGGGCAGGAGTCAGGAACAGAGGCGATGAGTTGCTGGCTCTATTAATTTTATTAGAAGAAAGTTTAGAGGAAAATAATAATGCAGACTGATCCAATCTTTATGTCACGCAGAGACAAAGTATTACACGAAGCCAATGAATTAATAAGTAAAGATAGAAACAATCAGTATGGAGATCCCCAAAAGAACATGGAGTTAATAAGAAAAAATTGGGAAGAAGTCTTGCAATGTAAGATAGAATTGTGGCAAGTACCATTTATGTTAGCCGAAATGAAGATGGCTAGAATTAAAAGTGGTGGTTACAAGGAAGATTCGATAGTAGATTGTATTGGATATTTGGCATTAGCAAGTGAACTTAAAGACAAAAACATTTCCAAACTATAAGGAACAGACGTATGTTACAGGGTCTTACGCAAACCTTATTGATGCAATGGTATGTTACAGGAACCAACTCGGAATATCTCAAGAAGAACTTGCAGATAGGATTGGATGCGCTTCATCACTGGTGCATAAATGGGAACAACATAAGCGAGTGCCTTCAGGTTTCTTGTTTACCTGTTGGTTAGACGCTCTTGGCTGTGAGATCACGATCAACTTCAAAGAAACTCAGGCAACAGTCAGCAGTATGTGAGGCGTGTGGAATTGATTCTGATTTATTCGTTGCTATACTTGCATCAATAGAACCAACAACACATTACATTATATGTTTAAGTTGTTATGAAAGGGATACATGGCAAACAGAAATAAACTTAAAGGAACTTACCACGAAAACTGGTTCGTCAAATGGCTTACAGAAATCGGTATCCAAGCCAAGAGAGTACCGCTCAGTGGTGCGCTCGGAGGTGAGTACTCAGGAGACATTCACCTCGAAGTCGGAGGAAGAAAACTGGTGGGAGAGGTAAAGTATAGAGACAAGTCTAACTTTCCTAGCCCATTTAAAGTATTGGAAGGCAGAGACATAGCCTTTTATAAGAGGAGAACGGGCAATCCTCAAACCCTAGTCATTATGAGTGGCGATCAATTTAAAAATTTTATGGAGAAAGATAATGAAAGCAACAATACAGAAATTTAAAATAACAGAAGAACAAGAGATACTCTATGGTAAGCTAATGAAAGCATCAGCTATTGCCATGGGTCAGCAACCTAAACTACCTCAGCTCAATGTATATGAAGCACAAAATA